CTTGGAAAAGTCTATTGCCTTGATCTTGTCCTGAATCGGTTCGGATGTGGGAGTGCTTATGATTTCCAACGCCCGCATCGGGGTGGCCACGCTCGTCCGGTCCCTGATTCCCGCCTCAATCGCATAAACCCCGGAATCGGAAAGGAAGAATACCAAGTCGCCTATTTCCTGAACCGTCCCCCTGGATACGCATCCCAACTGCCTGGTGATTTCTATGACCCGCAGATCGTCGCCCAGGGAAGAGGTGTTCGTGACAAGATATATTGAATTTCTCTTGAATACCAAAAGGGAATCGTCCTGCACGGGCAGAAGGGCGGTGATGTAATCCCCGGTCCCTTCGTTTATCAAGACCCTGTTGAAATAAGGATTTACCACGGACGGAGCGAATGCATCCGAAAACAAAATCTGATCCGGCCCATTCACGAACGCCAGGCGCGACGCAGTCGCAACCGCAAAGTCGGCCGGTGGCAAGTTGTAGGACTCGGACCAACCGATTGCCTGGGCGTTTCTGTCCTGAACGGCCCCCGGCGCGCTCGCCCCCACAAGTTCGATGGTATTGTAATCAACCACCTTGACCTCATGCACCCCGTTGTAACTGGTCGTTCCGCTCAATTTTACGGTGTCCCCGTCAACGAACTGATGGCCCGTCGAAGACCCTCCGACCGAACCAGTCAATTCATCCGCTCCGCTGAAGGTCCAGGTTTCCGACTTGGACTCGATCGGAGCGAGGTCCACTCTGCAAGCTCCCCCCGACGGATAGATCTGACAGACCACGATCGCAAGAGGCATTTTTACGATTCCTCCGGCCGACGGACTAACCCCCTCGTACATCAACGGGTATTCGCCCAGGGTAAATGGTAAAGTGGCGGGCAAGGTCGCTCCCTTGCCTCGAAACAAGAACAATGATCCGAACGCTTCGACCAGTTCAGCGTCACTCGTTGCTGTTTGCCCACTCTGGTAGGGTACTTCCGTGGCCCCGGCGCTCGGATCATAAATCGTCAAACTCGATTGTCCGGCCGTGGCGACGGCCGGGTCCGGGGTCGTGGTTGCCAGGGGATTGATGAACCGGCATGAGGAATATCCTTGTTTCCCCGCTCCCGATGCATATTCCACGGCCTGGCCCTTTCGCGTTTCATAACATCCGTTCTCGATCCTTGCGTTGACCGAATCGCTCGCCAGGCCCTCGGACAAAATCCCCGCCCGCAAATTGGATTGAAATCCCTTGAAGGCCCGATCCTGGTCGATCAGGGGCTGATCGTCGAACCGGCCGTATTTTTCGTGAGATCTCATTTCTTGCGAAGTTCCTGCCAAATCTTCAGGGACATGAATATGATCGTGGCCGTACCGGCCAATACCCCGATCCATTCATGCAGAGAACCGGAAAAGGTCGCCAACGTACCCCCTACTCCCCAAATGGCATCCCGGTCGATCATCCGAAGAGCCAGTCGATTAGATAAATTGCGATGAGAAGACCGGCAAACCAAGTAATGGCTTTCCCCTGCTTCGTCATGGACGAGTAAAGTTCGAGTAATGGTCTAAGGTTTTTCATCGGTTGGAAAAGGTGCTCGGGTCAGGTGTTTCTTCGCCTCGGTTTTGGAACATGCTTCGGCAGTTCTGCGGGCGATGAAAATGGGTAAGCACAAATAGATACCCAAGACGCAAGCCGCGCCGATTAGGATTCGTTTGATCGTGCTGACGAACGTGTCGAATGCAGACTGATGCTCGCCCATTTGGCTTTGGATGAGCCCTTCGACGTCTCCCGTCGTCAAGGCTTGTATGGTTTCCTTGGCTTGCTTGACCTCCTCGTTGCCCTGGACTACCTCGCCCACCAATGCCCCCGCGCCCGCTCCCAACGCGCTCCCGGCCGGCCCCGCCAAACTGCCAACCCCTCCCCCGGTCACCGCGCCGAGGGTGGGATACCAAGAGGACATCGAACACGACGAGAACAAGAGACAGGCAAGTATGAAAAAGTAGATCATTCGGGCAATTCGGGGACGGGTTCTTCGATAAACTGCACGTTCTTGGCAATGTGATCGGCCTTCCAGGGCCCTTGTTCCTTTACGAATACCAACCATTTTCCGTCCCGCTTTTCGGGGATCCCGTAATTTAGAGTTCCTTTTCCGTCAGGGATGCCAAGCTCCCCCATGAGACGTTGGTTCTCGGCTTCCGCTTTCGCTTCGGTGGTGTGTACTGAATATTTCATATTAGGTAAATGTTGCGAGTGTCAGACTGTATTTGTTGGCAATGTAAGACTTAATGACGTTTAGATCGGCGGTTGATAGAGCGCTCTCGAATACCAGAATCTCGGAAATAGTACCCGATTGATCGCCCCCAAAAGCCGTTTGCCCAATTTTACTAACTTTCATCTCTTCCGCTCTAGTCGCAGGGCCGTATACGCTAGTACCACCTCCCTCGAAAACCTCGGCACTAGTATGGTCTCGGTGTATCGCGTACATATTGTGAACGTCGTGGTCGGTCGTTACCGTCCCTGCCGTCGCCCCACAAATATAATTTTGAGTGGAGACCATCCAAAACTGGTTAAGGTAATTAGTGTATCCAAGAACGTTAGTCAAAATACCACTACCCGATTGGGCGACGTATATCATAGTGCACGAATATGTCTTTGACCAAGTGGTTGCCAAATCAAGGATATCCGTGGCCCAAGTAACTGCGGGTCGCGAACCCGGTCCCGAAGTCGCAAAGGTCGGCTGAAGTGAAGCGCTCGCTTGCGTGGCATCGTAGTTGGTGCTGTTTCCGCTCCTGTCTCCCCACGTGCTGATTGCCACGCCATTGGCAGGGTTGTTCCCTGCGTCCGCGCCATCGAGAATAGTGGCATCGAAGTGCATGGCGGGCGACGTGCTTATGTAATAAGTGGCCGAGGCCGAAGACCAAAGTCCCGTCGAGTAATGCAGTTCGGTCGCCCCGACCGACGAGTATGCAATGCCGTCGGAATCATACGTTCTCCAATCCGTCCCGTCGTACGTGATTAATCTATTGGTATTCGTCTCGAACAAAATATCTCCGATAGTCGGAGAACCGGGTCGATCGGTGGATACGCAGGTTTCTAGTTTACTAGGCATGGTATTGGTTAGTTAGGTGGTTAAGTTAAGAGTTCTCATAAATCTGCCAATGGGTGCCGTCATAGACGTACATATCCTGGGTATCCGTAGCGAAGGCTATGGTCCCCACGTCATCTCCGGATCTCGCTCGGATGGTCGCAAGGAGTTCGCGTATGGGAATTACCAAAAGGTATGGATTTATGTAGAATTGCCAGTGCGTCCCGTCGAAGACGTACATATAATGCGTATCCGTAGCGAAGGCTATGGTCCCCACGTCATCCCCGGTTCTCGCCCGGATGGTTGCTTCGGTTTCCAGGACGTCGATTTTAAGGAACGACGTCCCGGGAATTACACCACCCGATGAAATCCAGTGCCATCCGTAAGCATAACCGACCAAGCTCATTAGGAACGATTAAAGCAAATTACGGTCCCCGTATTTACGCTTACGGCCGTGGTTACTCCGTAAATATGAAACCCGGCCGGAAAAGTCAGGCTCGCCCCGATCGTTTCCGAAGACTGATCCACATTGCTCACAATCGAGGTCAGGGTGGTATCGGTCACGCAAATGATCACCCCATACTCGACTCCCGTGACACTGTCACCGGCCCCGAGGGTCTTTCCCCCATGCTCTCCTGTAAGATTTCTAATGTTAACGTTTTTGCTCATGATTTCTTCATATTTAACGGGTTCTGGAATATTCTACTGATTCCGTGGAAAACTTTTGGGGAACGTATACGTCGGCAAGATCGCCCAGGATCCCGTCGGCGCGGTCGTCTTCGGCCATTGCCTTGCTCGTCTGTCCGTCCTGGGCGAGCATGTCGGAATAGACTCCATGCCTTACGTATCTGTCCAAAAAACTTGGGAAATATATTCTTTCCCACCTGGTCGCATCGCTCAGAGCGTGGGAAGAGGTGTTCGTATTGAGAGCCTTGTAGCATTCGCCCGTACTGGGATCGTAGACGAGGTCGGCTTTTTTCGATGTGTTCCCGTAGGCCACGCTTGTGGTATAGGTGCTTGCGCTTGCGTAATCGGTCAAAGTGAATTCGGGGGGCTCCTCCTGATACTCGGCCCAAACCTGGTCACCGGCCAGGTTGCTGACTATCACGCCATCCCTACTGGGTTCGTAGCTCAACGACCCGGGCCGGGCGTTCTTTAGCGGATTGCGCATGTATATTCCCCTGATCCTGTAAATAACTTTGCTTCCGGGCGCGTCCGCGCCTGCCCCCAGTTGCCAGTATGGAATGTATCTGATCCAATCGGTCGTTGAGGAAACCGCCTGAAATTTGCTTGCGTCAGTCAAGTCCTGACTAGACGTCGAAACTATCGCTTCGTAATACTTTTTTCCCGTCGGCTCCCAAAGGATGTCCCCAATGTCGTAGGGCCGGCCGGTACTGGTCTGATGATGGTAGTGCTTTTGCTCGACCTGCATCGATTCCGGCCACCAATCATGCGACCATGCCTGGCGAATGCGCTGATTTATAAATGAAACTATGTCCCTGGAATTGTCCAGTTGCGTAATTTCCAGGCCATCCTTGCGCAGAATGCCTTCCACCACGTCTTTGAATTTGGTCGTTCTTGAAACTGTTGCAGGTTCACCCATAGGACTTGCGGAACTTTGTTCCCATTATCGGCTTCCTGAAAAACCCGATCGGTTTGTCCAGGGATCCATGCCCGACTTGAATTTTTCTACTGTGAGACTTTACCCGGCACATTTCGTTGTCTCTGAGGAATTCACGCAGGAATTCATCATCGTCCCAACATTCGTAGCCCAGGCGTTGTCCCCAATAATGATAAAACATCGGTTGGATTTGAAACTTCACTTCCCCCAAATCTCCGAAGTGATACCTTTCGCCATCCTGGCGCTTGGCTATTTCCTGCTCTTTCTTGGCCTTGACGAAATCAATCATCTGCCCTTCGCGCAGTTCCTTGTATATGGCATCGAGCATAATTGAAAAACAGGGGAGGGAGAGCCGTCAGCCCCTAAGAATGACTGACGGCCCACATACCCCTATGATTTATGATAAATCAGTTAACGTTGTTCACGATTCTGCATCGCAAAAGGATTTGGCCGTCCGTGTACTCATCCAGGTTCTTGCCCGCCCCGGGCGCATTGAACGTAAACCGGATCTCAGCCGTGAGATCGTTCAGGTTCGCGCCCATGATAAACCTCTTGACGTCACTTGCGTGGGCCTCGCAGATCTGTTTGGCGGCCATGTACTTGGTTGCAGAGCTGGAATCGCCCAAGGACACCGTGTTGGCTACAACGGTCCCCCCGGAAAACGGCCTGGCAACCTCCATGCTGATCATGGACACGGTCGCTTCCGCGCCCACCGCATTCGCGGTCGTTGCAAAATCGACCGTCTTGGCCGTGTTGTCTGCCACTCCCTCCAGGTCGGTCCAAAGAACTTCGATTTGATGAGTCGCGCCATCATATCCGGACGCTTGAGTTGTTAATGGTGTAATTCTTGCCATCTTATTTTACCTCCTTGTGTGTTAGGAATTGACGCTGATTGGCAACAGAGTAAGCGGATTGTCGCACATCAACATAAAGATTGCGTCAATGATCGCCTTGTGACCACCACCCTGATACTCCAATTTCTTGACCCTGGGCATACGTGTGTACGCCAACCCGACCATGTCCAGATCGACAAAGATGCCGGACTTGTGAGTGTAGGCCGTATCGTTCCCGGTTGCCGGATCGCAACGCACGAAAGAACTGGTATGCAAATCGTAAGTCCCGCTATCGAGAACCAAACGATCGACAACCGAAGTAAGAACCCGGCCGTCTCCCTTTTGGAACCTTCTGACGGGAACGGTGTTTGCAATGCCGGATCCTGTTGCATCGAGCTGATAACTGGTAAACTCGGTAAATCGGCTCTTCAGCTCAATTCCAAGATAACCATCCATCTTGCCCGGGCCCTTGCGTTCCTTGTAAGCGGATTGCCCCTGGTCCTTGAAGTCGTTCTCAAAGAAGTTGGCAAGTGTGCTCGCGTACTTGTTCGCGGTAGGCGTTTGGAAGTTTGAAGGAACTTCATAGGCCGCGCTGACGAACGAACTGTCGGACCATTTGAAAAGTCCGCGCGTTTCGTTAGCAGACGAAGTTCCGTCGTCCCGGCTTACGTCCTCGTTGGACAGGGCGCGCTTCTCGATCGAGCGAGCGAGTACCTTGACTCCTTCGGCAATTTGGGAATTGAAGTGAGAACCCTTGACTCCGGCCACTTCCACTTCCTCCATGAAGTCGGAAACTCCAATGTTGTACCAAACCTTTTGGGCAACTCCGGTGAGTTCCTCGCCCTGGTTGGAATTGAAGTCGGTTGCGTCCTTGCCGTCAAGCACCCCGTTGAATCCAGTGTTTGCAAATTTCTTGCATTGCCACCGGTGTACAACCTGGTTTGCTTTCTTGCGCTTGTTTATCATTGACGTGAAGGGCGTTTTGTCGCTCTCCACCACTGCAATCAGATCGGCCCATGAATCGGGCTTCGCTACTGCATTTATTTCATGTAATGCTGGCATAATATTTTAAAAAATGAGATTAGTTTAATAGTTTTGCTACGGCGCCTTCCACGTCCCCGTGCTTCGCGCGTTCAAAGTCATCTTCAGACAGCTCCTGGATTTCCTTTCCGGGCGTACCAATTGGGGACGGCCGGGCGGGTGCGGGTTGCATTGGAATTTGCGGAGGGGGGCCGGGATCTTGCGATGGCACACCTGCGACGTTCTCCCTGGGACTGTTTATTTTCCCAAGAGTCATCATCCATGCGGTTCCGACGGGATCGGGATGGTTGGCCTTGATGGCCTGAAAGCTTGAGTCGGTATATATCTCCCTGAAAATCCTGAACTCTTCACTGCTATCGTCCTGCAAGGCGGGATTTATCTGCGCAAGATTGTCGAGTTGCCTCGCTAATTTTACCTTTTCCTCACGCGCCTTGGGTATCTCAACGAGAACCTTTTCCTGATAGTAGTTGAACTGTTCCTTGATTTCTTCGGGTGAATAATATCTTGTCTCCCCGTCTTCATCCGTTCCCTCAAAACCTTCATCAAGCGGGCCTTTGTTCGCCCAAACAATAAACTCCCGCGCAGTCTGGTCCATTTTGGCCAGGTCGTCGGCCGTCATTGCCTTGATGTCTCCGGAAACAACCGGAGACTCCTGATCTGAAGATTTGTCGGATTCCCTTAACTCATCGACTTCACGCTTTGCTTGGTCAAGTTCGGCCTCTAGCGCGGTTTCCCGTTGCTTTGACTTCGCCGTGATCTTTGCAATACGCTTGTCGATCTTTTCCTGAACTGCTTCTGGCAACTTTTCCCGTTCGTTTCCGGTTTGGTCGGCATCGGCTGAATCATCGTCAATTTCCGTGACTTCGGTTTTTGGGCCTTCGGCCTCTGACTTCTCGGGTTCGGCAACCTGAGCATCAATCAGCTCGTCGGTTACTTCACTAAGGAACTCATCACCGGATTGTTGCTCCGGTTCGGCAATTTTTTCTTCACTCATGGGGAGCCTCCCCAAGTAGGATGGTTTTTCGCATTCTCCCATATGTTACGCAAACCTGAAAATGTTCAAGATTTACGCATCCGGATTGGCCCGTTCGGACCATTCGGCCTAACTTTCTTAATTATCCACGGACTTTAAGCGAAATTCCAGGTCGTCGTGGAAATCTTCCAATGCGCTTGCTTGGCCCAACCACCATTTGGTTTCGGTATCGGACAGATCAGGGTTTTTGGCGTTGGTCATGCAGGTATCATGGTGCTCATCAAGAATGAACAGTATGGCATTTGCCCAAGGTGCCTGCCTGTTACCTCTTAGTGCGCCAGGTATATCCTTCTCCTTAATCTCTATCCTCGGATGCCTCCGATACCCGCCCGTCAATTTCAATAGCAGCTCCTTGATCATTCTTTTTGTTTCCCTTGGTAATGGGTTTCTTTTCTACGATACGCTGAAAACATTCGTCTATGAGTCGATGATCCTCGGTCGTCAGGTGGGGAACGAAGAACTCATCCCAATCACCGCTTGCCCGACAAGGCCGGAACTGCTCCCATGCGTCCATATTGCTTGTTTGTTGTTTGTTGTTCCACCATATGTTGAAGATGCTCGAATCGCGCTTGCAAAATTTGCTTTGAATCCTCCTGCAAGCGCTCGATCGCATCGGGGTTTGCCTGGGCAATTTGCTGAAGGGTCTGCAAACGAAGTTGATGGTTTTGCCCCTCCTCCAACATTGGCGGTTCCACCCCGCTTGCAATCTTTGCGAAATTGACCTGTTCGTCCAGGGCCTCCTTCATGTTTGCGTTCTGAACCGGTTGCAGAGTCGCCTCGGCCAGGCTCGGGTCGATGCCGGCAAACAAGCGAGCAACGAGTTTATCCCTCTGCACAGTCGAGAGCGTATCAATGGGCAAAATGTATTTCCCTATGAGTTCTGCCTTTTTTACGACGTATTCCATGTCCAGATCCTTTGAATCGAATGAAATGCACAAATCGAATTTGCCTTGAATTTCCGCTCTTGATCGGATTATGGGCAATCCTTCCTTGGCCCCGGTGATTCTTGCCAGGAATTCGTCGGAGACATACTGTTGGCACAATTGAAGCACCATGACCAGTACGTCCTTTACGTTTGCCAAAAAGGAATCGGTCATGTCCTGCGCGTGCAATTGGGTAATTACCGGCATTACGTCCTTGTGCGCCCGGCCGAAATATTCATTTACCTGGTTTTCGAGAAGAGGTTGCGCCTTGTCGTTCGATACGGGATAGCGCGGAGGCTCCATGAATGACACTTCTCCCGGCCGGTTTTCCTTGATTTGCTTCAATGGGCCTATTTCGAGACGTTGATTCGGCCTGTTTTTGGGTACTCTTACGGGCGGGATCGTGGCGATCGACGTGTGATCAAGAAAGGAATCCCACAGGATCTTCAGCATTTTCTGTTGGCCCATTGCCAATTCGCTTACGCTTCGACTGTCCCAAAGCCTGTTGGTCAAAGTTTCCCGGCCGAACCACACGAAAGGGTATTCGCCATGCGCATAATCAAGCAAAATCCTGTCCTTTGCCGAAATATCAACCGCATGATGAAAACAGGTATAGTATATTCCCGGAACCCCATCGTCGTTGCAGGATCTTTGATAGGCCGTAATCTGTTCGTACATTCCCTTGTACTGGATCTGACTCGGCCCCTTGGCGCTTTGCGTAAACCAATCCCCATCCACCTCGTTTCTTACGTATTCCGGAAATCCGGTTTCACCCTCATGCTTGAGAACCTGATCGACGTACTTTTGACTGTACCCGTGCGTTACGGATCTTTCCCTCAAGTCCGACTCGGTCAGCCATTCTCTGACGAATATCACCCGGGCCCTGCGAATGTCGTAGGTATTGGACGGGAAAAAGATGTCCTCGAACATTCGGTGGGCGGTAATTTTCGGGGAACTCGTCTTGATGTAGGGCGAAGGATATACGGCCTGGCCGGTTTCCCTGAGTTCCTTGATGATTTTCGATATTCGACCCTTGGACAGGTGGGGCGAAACGGAAATCAATATGTTCTCCAATCTGTCGCGCTCGGAATCCAAGGTTATGAGGTTTTGCAGATCGACCATAAACTGATTCTTAGTCAAGCCCTTCAAGGCCGGGTCGTTCGAGATTGACTCGTAGAGCATCTGGCCGATCTCATCGACTGACAGAACCTTGTTTTCAAGGGCCGACTCCTGCAACCAATAGACTCCCATGACGGCTCCGGCCGGAACGTCGCCCTCTTGCCACTGGGCGAGTTTCTTGAGTTCCCTCCTATAGGTGGAGCCAAAGGCGTTCTTTATTATCCAGTTCAGGAGTATCTGCATCCTTGAGCCAAGCTCAAAATCATTGGACTCGATCCCCTCAACCGATACGTCCGACCGCATCGCGCTTGCGACCATGATCTTTTCCCTTTCGTTTATGATCATGTCGCTAAGACGCACCCTGGAATCACTAGCCCCCTCAAACGGGAAAGCCTTATGTCCATCGACTGGATCGGAATGCTTCAACCCATCCGCGCTTTGGTTCGGCCATCGGCAAAAACGAGTGTCTTCGGCTTCCGTCCGTCGAGCCTGTATGTCCTGGGCCGCATCCCTGGCAATACTGTCCATTTCCGTCTTGAGAAGAGTCAGTTCATCCTTGGTTATCGGAGCAGTCCCACCGTCACCCTTCACTGTTTCAATTGTTTTTTCATCCATCGTATTGTTTTTTTAGGTTTTGAATTTCACTATTCTTGTAGACTCTCGTTTTCATGCCCGGCAGTTGGTATGCCCTGATGGCCCCGGAGGAAACCATGCATTCCAGTTGATATTTCGTTATGCCAAGAAGTTCCATAACTTCATTTCTTCTCAAAAAGGTTTTTCTAATTGTAGTAGCCACCACCTACACTCTCCCAGTTTCCCTTGGTCATATCCTCGCAATCACTCAAAAAGAAATATCTGACCACATCGATCGGATCCTTGCACGCCCCCTTGTTTCCATCCAGGCCGGTCCAGTTTTGCAAACTGAAGATCAGGTTCCGACAATCCTTGTTTACGTAAAATCTAGGCGCATTGAAAAAACTGGCTTTTTCGTCTTCGACATAATCAAGAGCGTCATTGATCTTGGCCACCCCATCGGCTATTTCGTTGGCGGGGGCGCATTGAAAAAATAAGGAAATATCGTCAAACTCGGTGATAAGGGTGACCGGTCGGTCGTTTTCGACCCTCGGACTACTGGCCGCGCGGGAATCCATGAACCTTTCGAGAACCTGTTCGTCACTCCCGTTCTGCGATTGCCAAGATGCGACCGCCTCGCCTTCCCGCATTTCCACGCTCGGCTTGTAGTTCTTGCAATCGGCCCAACCTTCCAGGCGGGCGATCTCTCTTTTTATTTTCCATAATCCGAAACCAAAGGGATCCTGGGCGGGACCAGCCCGCCCGTCCGGTTTTTTCCCGTCCGGCAAAGACCAAGGCCCGGGAACACCGACTTCGGGAATCTCGTATGACCCCGGCCATTCCCTGTAGGCGTATATGTTCTCGCCCACCACCCTAAACCAGACCATGTAGAAGTTCCGACCGCTCGACGGGTCGCAAACGAGAAAGTTTGCCCCCTTCTCGGGAATGTCGGCATTGTCTATGCAATGAACCTTGGGGTCGAATTTCGGAAAACGAGAGGCCATCGTCTTGTTTGCCAGGCCGTAAAACCTTTCGCGCACGTACCACCTGGGCTTGCCCTTGATGAAATCAACGACCGATGCGGGGTTTCCATAAGGGTTGTCCGACGAGTGAAAGAATGCGACGGCCCGCTTGCCATCTCCCTCAATGCTCCGCATAAGACGAGGAACCTTTTCAAATTTCCTGTTTGCGGGAATTGCCGGCTGTCCTTCGGATCCATCCACCCACGCAAGACAGTTTTGCAATTCCAAGGCCCTTTCCGGCAATTCCTCCCCTTCGTCCCTCGGGCAAAGAAACGCAGTTGCCTCCTTCATTACCTCGGCCCCGTCCTGAAACATCTTGCAGGTTGCCGAATAGCCCTTCACGGGCGTGAAGGTTATGAGCATCTTCGACAGGGGGGATCTCGTTGCCAATCTCAGCTCCAAACTTTCGACCCAATCGGGCGGGACGAGCTCATCCGTCCACGCAATATTCAGTTCCCCGCCCTCTATTTTTTCCCGGTCCTGTTCGTAATTTCTAAAAATGCACTCGCTTGAATTGCTCAGAACGAATTTGGAATCGCTGAATCCGTACTTTTGATTGTAACTGATGTATGCGACTTGCGTCCGGATCTTCCGTCTTTGATCAGGAGGAAGATATTTCCACATGAGGGGGTGCTGATATTCGACTGAATTTTGATTGCTCTCATGGAAACACCACGCCCGGGCCCCCTGAATGTATTGGAGCATCTGCATCGTTCTCTTCGCCCCGAATTCCGATTTCCCCGAACGATTTCCACCATTCAGGAGAAGAACGTCAACCGGCTTGGTGTACCCCAAGGCCAACCTTATTCGCTCGCATTCCTTCTTGTCCAACCACGGCCATTCGAGAAGAGCGTCGCATATCCTCCAAATCGGAGGCTCCCACCCCCTTCTGAGAGGGTCCGTTTTCTCCTCCGCGATCGCCTCTTCCCTGGCGACCATGATCTCCGCAAACTTATCAGCCCCCAGGATCTCGGCCTCCTCCAATGTGGGAAGCTCGAAAATCGGGTGCGGAGTCGGAGAAAAGCTCATTGTGTGTTTACCTTGTCGCCTCCCGCTTTTTTAGCCTCATGGTAGGTTGAGAAAAAATCAGAAAAAGTTTCTGTTCCGTCTTCATGAAGAAAGGTGCAAAACCATTTTCCCACAGAAGTACCCAGTGCATAACTGATGATTTTGTTGGTATCACTCATATTTCCAAAACAAAGAGAAACGCGGTTCCTGATACACTAGGCAGATAAAGATTTTGCCCGCCCGGAGATCTCCCCACGGGTCCACAACACCTTCGTTTCTCAAATTCATTCTTCCTCCAACCTTTTTTGGGACTCGTCGATGTATTCGTTTACGGCCCTGTGCGCGACCGATGAAATATCCAACGGACTAAGATCGGACTCCCCGCCCACCCCTGAGTCATATGCCCGAAAGAGGCGTAACAAACTTTTCATAAGAACGGCCCGTTGCTTGTATATTTCCTTGTGACCCCACCAGGGATCCTTACCATCTTCCCATTGCCAAGCGGTCATGTTTTTTGGCCTCCGAAGATTTTTAGGCTGTTTTCCAATGCAGTCTCTTGCTTCCGGCGAAACGCAGGGTTGCCGGATGGTGGCAATTCTACGCCTTTAGCGTCGAGCGGAACGACAGGCACGGCCGGCTCGATTGTCCCGTATGTCGGTGTGTACCTGCCTTGCGGGTTAATCAGATACCCCGTAAGGTAGGTTTTTCTTTTATCTTTCTTCCTCATGTTATCAATTGGTTTTCGTGAGGTGGACAGCATATGTCCATTTGGTCCCACATGAATGCCAACATGAGCGCCCAATCAAAACTTAGCTCGTTCCTAACCACGTTCATGTCAATGCGCATAGACTATGGGGGGTTCACTTGACTTGTTCTTGTACTGCCAACAATCCTTGTCGAACCACAGATGCCTGACCGGTTCTTCCCCGTTCTCCCTTTGGGCCAGAACCGCAAATACCGCATCATGCTGATCCCTCCAGGCCGAATCATCGAAGAGGGGGTTGTTTCTTCTTTTGTAAAACGCCTCCTCCTTGGCCTTGTTTCTCCAAACGCACACCACGTTGTGCGCAATATTGGTCACGTGGACCGACCCGCGCACCATGTGCTTGTTCGGCCAACCCTTTTCCTCCGGCCGTTTCATATCCGGCTTTTTGGAGTGCGCAACCAAATGAACGTGGACGTTATGCTTGACCGCAAAGTCGCAAAGCGAGTTCATCAAGTGCTTCAAGCGGGCATCTTCGTCCTCCGGAATATCCAGGCGCATCAACGAATCGATCACGAAATGGGAGATCCCGTATTTCTTCGCTGCATATCCGAAAACTTCCAAAACTTCGCTCGGGGTTGCGGTCCCCAGTTTGTCGTAAATCCAAAAATGCCTGGAAGCCCAATCAAGAGCGAAATCAAACTGCTTTTCGTCGTCCGGCTTGAAACGCGCAAGTCCCATTCTCATAATTGCCTGAAGGTTCTTTTCCGGCTTCATCTCAAGACTACACAGGCAGGACCGACGGCCGAGGCGGGTCATGTGAACTAACATATAATTAAGCAATATGGTCTTTCCGTGCTTTGAATATCCCGTCCAGACAGTTATTTCGCCCGGACGAAACCTAAAGGGGAAACTGTCTCCAACCCCAAACGGGGTGGGATCGCCCGCTTCCTCACCATCCGACGGCCAAAAGCAGTCCCATATCCTTTCCCTGAACTCCCTTGCGGTCTTCAAGCTCTTCGGGTCCATATTTGACGCATTGGGAAGCAAGTCTTCATAGAAGTCCGCTCCGTCAAAACCGGCTAAAATATAATCATTTGCGTCCTTTACCCCATCCGGCCACTCGATTATTCTGCTTCGCTCCCTTCCCAATCTGCGGGCAATGCTTTCGGAGGCTTGGCGACCGATCTCATCGGAATCGGTGGCGAATATGATTTCCGTAAAATAACTGATCCAATTGTCATAATCATGCTCGATCCACTCGGCCGACTTGTCGTCTTCCATACCGGTCAAGACCTTCGCCCCATACGGGACGGATACGGCCGGACACCCCATGTCGAACATCGACATGGCATCAAGTTCCCCTTCGGTAATATACAGGGTCGATTGATTCTCCGGCACGGCCGAGATGCCAAAAAGCACCTTGCGACTGTCCTTGGTGGTGCGAATGTAGTCCTTGTTGTCGGGATCCCGCCATTTCAACATTTGAATCTCTCCCTTTGAATCAATAAAGGGGAAGATTACGCAGAGGGGGGCATCTTTCGATTTGTCATACGGATACTGGCCCTGGCCTATTCCGTAGGCGCGGATGGCCTCCGGTGATATTTTTCTCTCTTCGATCAACCATCGCCAGGGCCGTGACCCTTCCTCAATGGGCTTCAGGAAGGAAGCCGTCTTGTCGTCAAGGCGCTCGGGCCGACGAGGTTTGGCGCTTTTGCCCTGGTACGTCTTTTGGAAAGTCGGATTCACCGGCTTGTAACCCACGAAATCGGAAGCCTCCTTGACGGCCGTCTTGAAGTTCACCCCCCTGGTCGCCATCCATAAAGCGAACACGTCGCCTTTCAGGGACGGGTCGGCATGGTCAATCCAATGCCCGCACTTGGGCCCGCTCAAAAGGGTGACCCGCAAACTACCCGTATTTTGGCCGGGATGCTTTGAACTGTGATCGTTGACGTTGGACGCAACCCATTCCTTTCGCTCTTCTCGCCCATTGGGAAGAAGATAAGAGCAAACGTCCTTTATTCTGTCACAGAGCATTTTTTTTATAAGAGCTCCATCAATCATCGTTTTTATAATTAAGCCAAAACCCTTGAGTGTCTTCCGGCCGTATCTCGTCTTCCGATCCGGACGGCCGAACGTGTCGCAATTGACCTTTTACCACCTGGGCCCGCCAGGTATCGTCCCAACTGCCTGATTTCCGACCCTCGGACATGGCGCTCGCCCGGAACAAATCGCGGGCGATTTCGTAGTTCAGACCATACCGCGCGCACCACTCGGCCCTAAATCCTTCCGGAGGAGTCCACGAGGCGGGCAAAGGATGCTTGGCGGGGGGGGCGTTCTTTCGAGTATTTTTTTCAACATCCAAAGAGAAATTTTCTTCGAGAGCGTCCTCGGACCTCTCGGTTAATATATTCTTATTATCGAGCGGAGCG